ACAACACCAAAGTCGGTTATAATTTCGTCTTAAATCTAACAAAGAAAGAAGACTTCGGGTATCGACAGATCCGAGACGTCAAAATCTCTGATGCGCAGCAATGGCTCATCAAACTGCACGCGGATGGTAAAGGATATAGTACCATCACCAGCGTCCGAGGGGTCCTGCGGCCGGCATTTCAAATGGCTTACAACGAAGATGTGATCCGGCGCAACCCGTTTGACTTCAAGCTTGTCGATGTGGTCCCCAATGATTCCAAAAAGCGTATCGCCCTCACAGCAGCACAACAGAAACGTTGGATGGATTACATCAAACACGACGCAACCTATAGGAAATATTACGATGAGTTTGTCGTACTGTTGGGGACAGGAATGCGCGTCAGTGAGTTTTGCGGACTGACAAAAAACGACTTGGATTTCGATGAGAGAAAGATCTGGGTAGACCACCAATTGGTCCGGGAACGTGGTGGAACCTACTACGTGGAAAAGACCAAAACAGAGTGCGGGTGCCGTGGCATCCCGATGACAGACGAGGTTTATCAAGCTCTCAAGAATATCCTGGACCGACGCAAAAAGGTCAAGACCGAAACGATCATCGGCGGGTATAGTGGCTTCCTTCTTCTGGATAAAAACGATAATCCAAAAGTTGCTCTGCATATCGAAAATGAGATGCGATGGGCAATGTACAAATACCAGAAGCTCTACCCAGACAAGCCGCTTCCGAACATCACACCGCACGTCTTCCGGCATACCTTCTGCACCAACATGGCTGACGCCGGAATGAATGTAAAGACATTGCAGTACATTATGGGGCATTCCGATGTTGGTGTCACGCTGAATGTCTACACACACGCGGACTACGAAAAGGCTGCGGAACAGATGACAAAAATTCTCGAATTTAAAGCGCCGTCACCAAAAGAGTCGCGGCAAAAATCAGGTTAAGCCAAACTGAGTTACTACACCATTTACTACACCATTTGCGAGATAAGTGGTGTAGACTTACGTAGACTTATAACATCTTCTTCCAAAAATCATGCGGTTCAAAAACCGATCAGAACGTTGAAATATCAAGGTTTGTAGACTCTTGAAGGGATATAACAGCAATGACAAAAATCCTGTTTATCTGCCACGGCAATATCCTAAGAAGTTTCAAAAAACCGCATTATATCAACGGTCTGAGCGCTTCCAAAACTGCCTACTACACCACTACTACACCATTTGCGAAAGACCCTTGATATGACACAGAATCTAGCCGCCTTCGGGCGTTCATATAAAACGGTAAAAAAAGGGGACAGAAATCCTGAGCCAACACTGCTCTGGAAATCTGTCCCCTTTATTTTTATTCCAAGAAATCGTTCTTCTGCATATGTTCCTCATATGCCTTCGCAATCAGCTTGATCGTCGATTGTGCCTTCTGGTTCTTAAACCCCGGATGAGACACACAGTATGCCTCATACTCCGTGATATCCTGAAGTACGTCGTTGTAGTGCTCAGCGCTATGTAACTGCCCGTGACGGATCTCGTCCCCGAAGCGCAGAATCCTCATGCGATACGCTTTCGCATTTCTTTCGTCTTCTTTCTCCTCTCTTGCGTCACCGACCTTACGCAGATTCTCGACATCCTTCTCCAATTTGTCAATCTTCGACAGCAGGTCATGATTGATTGCCCGCCCAAAACCCCGAGCCACCGTGGACCAAGGGTTCAACTTAATGGGCGCAATCTGGATCACGCCAGAAACGGCCACTAAAAGCACAACACTCCATGCGGCGTAAGACCCAATCGGAATCTCCGCCAGCTTCATCAGCGTATCCAATGGACACCGCCTTACTCTGCGGAAGTTTTGTCAACAGCGTCGCTGATCTTCTGGGTCTGCGTACCAAAGTAGAAAGCGATGACCGTAGTGTAGACCAGCATGAACTCCTGGCTGATAGCACCACGCAAAGATAGAATGGCGAACACAGCGGTCAGGATGATAGAAACGATAGACTTTACACTCAGCAGGGCAGCCGCCCGCTTACCAAAAATCTCACTCATAATAGTGCTCCTTTCGGATGGCCGCCATCGGCGGCAGTTTACTTCAACAGGGCTGTCCAAGTGTCCTTCCCGGCCACCCCGTCAGCCGTCAGATGGTTTGCCTTCTGGAACTTGGCGATTGCGGACACCGTCTTGGCGCCGCACTCGCCATCCACGATCAAATCGGCACCGCCGTTGACGTTCAGCAGGTGTTGCAACGCCTTCACATGCGTACCGATAGACCCAGCCTTCACCAGGTAACAGGTGACCGTTACGGGCGTTTGAGGCACCTCCAGCTCATACTTCGGCCGGTAGCCGCCAACGATGTATTTCGGGGCCCGCCGACGCCGGGCAACCATACCGCCGTTGGATTGAGAACCAGCGTCGCCGCTCGAGGTATTGCCCTCAATAGTGCAGACATATCCGTCTTTCACACATTCCACGATGCCAATATGTTGTGTGGCTGTCGTGTTGCTGAAGTTCATAAAAACAAGATCGCCGGGCTGATAGTTGCCGGTGACCCACTGGTTTTTCTTTTTCGCGTAGTCTGCCAGCACAGAACAGGAAGCGGTCTTCTTACCGCCGTTCAGCAGCTTAGAGCCGCCGCACTGGCTGAGCACCCATTGAACGAAGGTCACACACCAGCTATATCTAGCGCCGCTCACAGCCCGCCCATAGTACCAGGTGTTGTACTTCACATTGTTGCTATTGGCCGGGGACTCCATAGTCCCGACCTCAGCAGCGGCAACGGCGAGGACGTTTTGCACCGTACAGCTCATTCCAGATCCCCCTCGCCCCGCTTGATGCCAAGGATCTTCTTTAGCATCAGCAAGCCAACCTCAACACCCCACAGGGTAAAGAACCACTGAATCAGCGTGCTGGCCTCATTGCCGGTAATGGAAAAGACCACCATCTGCCAAACGGTAAAGACGGTGATCTGAATGAATGCCAGGAGGAGAACCAGCTTCATAAAATCTCTCTTTGGCATCTTGCTATTCTTTTTCACAAAACTCCTCCTTTCAGAATCCACATTTTGGGATTGACAAATCCTACCTGACCGGTATATAATCACCGGCATCAGGACGATTGTTCTGATCTGCCACACAGCTCCCCGCACTGCGTGACAACAGGAAGG